TTTCTTCTTTGCTGAATTGGCTGTAGAGGAAATGGTTGCTGATCCTAATTGTTCGATTGTCTGCATAAGGGAAATACAAAAGTCCCTGAAATTTTCTGCTAAACGACTCATTGAGGCAAAGATAAGATCAATGGGCGTTTCTCATCTTTTCGACATAACACAAACCGAGATAAGGCGTATAGGTGGTGATGGAGTGATGATCTTTCAGGGGATGCAAGACCATACAGCAGACTCAATCAAGTCATTAGAGAATTTCCGTATTGCATGGGTTGAAGAGGCTCAATCATTATCAGAAAGGTCTTTGAAACTCCTTAGACCCACAATAAGAAGCGAGGGTTCTGAATTGTGGTTTAGCTGGAATCCCGAACAAGCGGAAGGGGCTGTAGATAAGTTTTTTAGGGGGGAACGTGGGGCTCCTGAAAACTCTGTCATTGTTCATGCGAATTGGAATGACAATCCATTCTTGCCTGAAACGCTTAAAGAAGAAATGCTATCGGATAGAAAGCGATTAGACCCTGAAGATTTTGCTCATATTTGGGAGGGTGAATATAATCTAAAATCAGAAGCGATTATCTTTGCGGGAAAATACAGGGTAGATGACTTTGAAGTTCTCTCAGATTGGACACCGTTACACGGGTTGGATTTTGGATTTGCAAACGACCCGACAGCAGGGGTGCAATGTTATGTAAGCGATAACAGATTGTATATTCGCAGAGAAGCGGGTGCGGTTGGATTAGAGCTTGATGATACGGCTTCATTTTTGATTAGAAAAATACCCGATATTCAGAATTATGTAATCAGAGCAGATAACGCCAGACCCGAATCTATTTCTTATCTAAAAAGAAAAGGATTGCCACGAATTGAAGCGGTTAGAAAATGGAAGGGATCTGTAGAGGATGGAATTGAACACATGAAAAGTTATGATGAAATTGTGATTCATCCTGATTGCACCGAAACGATTAAGGAATTTAGGCTCTATAGTTACAAAATTGATAAGCGAAGTGGTGATGTTCTGCCAATTGTACAAGATGCGAATAATCATTATATTGACGGCATACGCTACGCTCTTGATCCATTGATAGCAAAAAATTACGAAATGATAACAGGAATGATAAATTTCTAATGGAATTACCTGATGTTTCCCAACTAACACCGCTTGAAGTGTCTACTAACTCATTAAGAAGTGAAAACGTGAAAGTAACCTATGTGAATATTTATACAAGGTACGAAACGGTTATCGGCTACTGGGATGACATTGTAAAATGTTTCCGCTATGCGTCCAACGATGAAATTATCACACCAAACTACGAAGATATAGTCCGCTTTGAACCAATCATAAAATAACATGCCTCACTTCTCAGAACACCAACATGCCGATTATAGAACCTTAGCCGATAAGTGGAACTACGCTTGGAAGCAATATAACGGGGAATATGTAGATGTCGGAACTATTCGTGACTTCTTACACCAAAAACCACGAGAAAGTCAAAAGTCATACGAACACCGATTAGACAACTCTGATCCGATTATGCACTTCGCAACGGCTATTGACGGCCTGTGTGGGATTCTATTTCAGAAAGATGACACACAAAGAGAGTGGGGGGAATTAGGAGATCCCGATGAAGAGGGGTCTATTGCACATTATCTTTCCCATAACGCAGACGGAGAGGGTACAAATTGGATTCCGTTAATGAAAGAAGTTGCCATTCGTCAAACCGTTATGCACCGAGTATGGGGATTAGTAGAGGGTGTTGAGGTAAGTGAAGGAGAGACATTATCAGAGGCAAGTGTTAAAGTAATTAATCCGCAATCGGTGGTGAATTGGTTTCCGTCAAAAGGAATGCCACGTGAGGTATTAGTTAAGGAAAAACGAGATGTACGGGAAAGTGTATTAGACGAGCCTAATGAGAAAGATGTATTCACGCTCTATACTCTCGATGGGTGGAGGCGGTTCTACATGGATGAAGGTAATGTCAATGGTGAAACCGTAACAAGCGAAGTAGAGCTTGGAAGTGGTAAATATACCTACTATGCCACGTCTAAGAAGCGTAAAAGAGTCCTGCCTATCTTTATGGTAGAAATTCCCATGCCACGCTTTGTAGGGTATCTCCTCGCATTGAAGCAGAATCATATCTTTAACTTTAAGTCAGCACGGGATTTTGGAAGCACCATTCTTAGCTTTGCACTTTTAAACCTTGTTGGAGATCATGACAGAATCGCCAAGAATGCCAAAGAGCTTGAAAAGGGTCAGAACTTTGTTTCACAAGATCCCGAAGCAAGGCATAAGAATGAATTTATCACACCTTCAGGCGATCACTTAGCCGAAGCAGGAAAAATCTTAGAGAAAGACATTGAACATTTTTATCTAAACGCTTTTAAAGAGTATGGAGACGCAGCAGCCCAACGGACAGCGACCGAGATTCGCTTAGAAAGCAAGACGGGTATTGAGGCGTTTCTTACTTTACTTGTAAGTTCTTTAGATGAATTTGAGAATCAATGCTTTCTCAGGATTCTACAGGTTTACTATCCTGATTCACCCGAAAAGTGGGGGAGTGCATTTGTTAAGAGGTCAAGTGACTTCCAGCCGAGAGACGAGCAAAACGCATTAGAGAAAATGAAGGAAGCGTTCTTTGGAGACAGAGAACCCGTACCTGTTGATGCTGAACACCTGACAGAGGTAGCCAAGAGGGTATTGGAATATTACGGCATCCCTGTTGAGGACACCGAGAAGCTAAAGAGGTTCATTGAAGATCGAATGAATATCATACCTGAAGCAGGAAGGGGGGATGAGTGATGGAAGATGAAAAGATAACAGTAAGAAACCAACACCTACTAAGACTAAAAAGGCATAAGGGCAGATTGGTTGTCACAGACACGAATGATAAAATTATACCAATGGTTCATTCAATATCTGTAATAGAAGATAGTCAAGAGCCACCATATACGAAAATAATCGACATTAAAGTAAGGGTATGTTTGCCCGATGATAATAAAGTAATGGAATGATACCTAAAAAATTCGAGTTACACGGCACGGATTGGGATGTAGAGATTGATAATATATCTACTAACATTAATAATCTTGGAGAGTGTTTTGTTCCGCAATGCAAGATAGTGATTCAGAAAACGATAAGAGGTGAGCCCGTCAATGAATCAATGATGGAGGCAACATTTTACCACGAGTTAATGCACGCATTCTTATCAACTGGGGAATATCAGGAATTAAGCGAAAACGAAATTCTTGTATCTTATTTAGGAAACTGTTTGCATCAATACATTCAAACAAATGTTAGATATGAAAGTTCAAATACAGAACCCAAAATCTAAACGATGGGTATTGGTTGATAAAGAGAAGGGCGAAATTTTGTCTTATCATCGTAAGCCGTTGGAAAATGTGCCTGTAATTTCGTATCTTAAAGGGTGTTGCGCACAAAGATAATGCCCCGACTGGCGAGCGCAACCGTTGGAAGGGGTTTTTAAATTTATAGGATTATGGAGATATTTTTTTGGGTACTTGTGGGAGTTATTCTTGGGAGGTTGAATAAGAATAAAGTGTATATTGGATATAATGAGACTAAGTATCAAAACTCTGATATTGGAATACTTTTGGGGGGTAAGTCATGAAAGTAGATAAAGAAAAACTATACAGCGACATTCAGGATATATTGTCCGATGGAATCATTAATAGCGAAGAGGTTGATGTAACTGCTCACAAGATTATGCAGAGGATTATTGACCTGATAAGAATAGCAGAAATGTACAAGCCCCGCCAAAAATGATAGCAAAATAAATAGTTATGGAAAGAAAAGAATTTTTATCATGGGTTGCATTAACTCCGTTTGCGGGGCTTGTTAAATATTCGGGAAAAGAGATTAAGCCTGTTGAAGCTGAAAGAAATTTAAAAACTGTAAGCGATTCAAGTGATTTGTATGATGCTTTTTATAACAAAGAGCTTGTAGATATATTAGGTTGTAGTTTTTACATTAGTCAAATTGAAAAGAACCTTCATAGGATTGGACAGTATCAAACAACCGTCACGCTTATTGGTAATTCAGTAAGTAATGAGATGGAATACAGAAAAGAGGTTGATGTGTTTGGTAATGTATTTCGTGTTGAATCTCTTGAGGTTGATTATGACCGGCCAGAATATCATAGAGCGCCCACATCACAATCGGTGACACTAACCCTAATTGGTTATGGTGAATAGATGCCTTTATCTCAAAATAGCTTCTACAATTGGAGCGCCGATCTAATCGACTTAGCCAATGATCTAGACGTTCACACGCTTGAAGAACTTCGCAGGGTGATGAACCGACTCATTGACGATCCTGATGCAGATTTTGAGCGCAGGATAAGGGATTTCTCAGAAGAAGAAAACCAAAAGTGGGTAGAGAACGCTGAATCTTGGCTATACGCTACGTTACCTTTAGTTTATCTCAGAAGCCTTCAGATGCAGGATAGAGAAATTGCTTCAATAGTTGCTAATCCGAGAAACGAAGGCAATCCCATCCCACCGCCAAAGTTTGACAGAGCAAGATTAGCGGGTCAACCGAGTGAACAGGCTTTAACCACACTAAGAGCTTATCCTAATCACATTTCAAGCTATTCACGATACGAGGCGACATTTGCGGAAGCAATCAGAAGGACAGCGTTCCCATATCAGCAATCAACGGTTCAATCTTACCGAGAATTGGCACGTTTAGCCATGCGACCCGACTTCATACAGGGCAATAAGGCGACTCGGATTGATTTAGCGCAAAGGGTTCTTAATTCATTTGCAGATCAGGGCATTAAAACGGTTGTATTTCCTACGGGGCACCGAATGTCAATAGAAGCGTTCGCATCTCGTGAAGCAAGGGCATACGCTCAAAATGTGGCGGTACAGGCGCAACTCAATAGAGCGATTGAAACAGGATACGACTTGGTAAGGATTAATAGTTATGCAGGCGCTTCTCCTATGTGCGAGCCGTATCAGGGTCATGTGTTTTCGATTTCAGGCAACTCAGATCAATATCCACCGCTTGACGATGCTATATTTGCAGGGAGTTGGGATCATGGGGGTGGGATTTATCATGACTACTGCTTTAGTAAAGATACAGAGGTTTTTACGGATGG